CTCCCACCCAGTCCCAAGGCCCCATACTGCGATCGAATCCCCTTCATCCCCTGAGCGAGATTGAACTGATAACCGGGGGTCCCTTCTAACCAGCTTTGCATTTGTGCTGGACTACCAAACATCGCCGAGAAGCTTGGTAGCTGACGCTGCTGCAAGCTAGTGGCCATCCCCGGCAATTCCCCCAACAACGTATTGATCGCCCCAGATCCGGCAGAGGTATACGGCTCAGCAATCCCTTGTTCCTGTGCAATATTCTGCTGCACCGCCTGCCGAGCCAATCCCGCGGCAATCATCTGGTCTCTAGCAGCTTTCGTGCTCGCCCCCGCACCCAGTGCTCCACTAACCGCGCTCGTCCCCGCCTGCAATGCACTCCCCGCAAGCATCGCCGTCCCAGCGCTAATTCCCAGATCAGGCATGACTACGCCTCCGATGGAACCATCTTGTCTGTCCAGATATCATAATAGTATTTCTTTGAACCTGTCCACTTATAATAAATCACCTGCACCGGCTTTGCTCCCCAACCAGTGAAAAATCTTTCCAACCCTTTATCTCCTACATTATGTTGTGGAAAAACTGCGTGAACCCCCAAATCGCCCAGCATTTCCAAAGAAAAACACCACAAGTCCCAAGCCGTCTTCCACGGTGCAGTCTTCTTTACATACCAGATCGGTGATGCTATCAAACACCTCTTACTCTCAATATTCTTCTGCACCGTCCACAGCATACACCCAACCAGCTCAGCATCCCTCCGCGCCGTAACTATCTTAACGAACCCGGCAGTAGCCAACTGCATAAACAACTCCCTATCAAAATCAAATGGTCGATGCTCTGGATCAACGCAATTCTTTGGGTCACTATAAAACTCCTTTCCCAGTCGCTCGATCTCTCGGCCAAGCCAAGCTCCCCATTCCTCTTGCCTAACCACTGCTCTTGTCATGTCAATCTGGCCAAAACGTCGCCGTGGCACCAGCCGTGAAACTAATCTGCGCCAAATCTTGGTTCCTCATCGGGAAAATTTGCCCCGGCAGCGTGTAAAATGTGCTCCCTCCATCCCTCGACAGCGCCACGGCCGCGGTGCCTCCTCCCAACTCCACAACCAACTTCCCCGCCTGAGTAGCCTTAAAAGTAAAGGGGGAAACAATTCCCAATGCTATCGACTGCACATCCCCTCCCACCCCTGTACTCCCCAGCAGGTTCGCCAGAAAGTTCACCCACGGATATGTCAGATTCCCATTCTGATCCACCAACGGTTGGCTGGTCTGTGGCAGGTTGTTGTCGGTTGCCATTACGGAACATCCTCCAACACCTCCAAATCCACCCAACCACCATTAAGCGCAGCCGGCCCCGCGATATTATGTGCCAGTTCAAGGATGTTATCCCTCCCTATCCCCAGTCCCGGCCACTTGGGCTGTGTCAACCATTCTCCCGGTTTCCCACTCGACTGCAATGGAGCCTGATTAAAAGTCTTCCCACGATCCTGCGAATACCGCAGCGAGATCATTGCCGGGTTCCCATTCACATCGAGGGGACCATTCCCACATTCTATATCCGCTTTAAACTCCCAAATTTGCCCTCTCTTCCCATCCAGTTGCCTTGCCCTCCCATCCCCGCTCCTCCCAATCCCCACATGCGGGAAGGTCTTGATGTACTGAATAGCCCCCACATTCCCACCCACCGTATCCGTGTAGGTATCCAAATCCAGCGCATACAGTGCCCCATTCTGCCAGTCCCCCACCACATTCCTCCCATTGATGAAAGCATGGCAATTAGATCTATCCCTATCCAAACTCCCATCCGTGGGATTCGCCCAGGCCCTTTGATGCCATGCCATCATCGGATCGCCCATCGCCTCATCAAACACCCAGGTTTGGTTCCCCGTCGGGAACTGCAACACATAGAACGCATGTCCATCCTGTTGGTAGCAATACCCAATAGCATCCGCCACCGTTCCCGTCTTAGCCATCTTCCTAATTGCCAACTCCACTGCGTGGTTCGAGATTCTTCGAGTCTCATATCCCTTCTGCGAGAGAACAATATACCCACCCTGGAGGTTCTTCGCAAGCCAAAACACCGAGATATCATGCACCGATACACTGAAAGGGGCGGCCACCCCGTGTTCTATACTCGCCCCCGGCAACCTCGCGAATGGGAACAACGGATTCCCAGCATCTACCCAAATCTCGCTCTTCAGTCCCCCACCCAAAAATATCTGCTGTTTCCAGCACTTGATCGCCCGAAGGAGGTCCGGATAGCCATTCTTCGACCCCTGGAACAAGCCATCAAAAGTAATGGTGTTCTCCAAGGTGCTCCCAAAGCTAGGTGTCTGCGGAATGTTCCACAAAACATATCCATCAATCACATCTACCATATTCGCCCCAGTAAACGTATGGGTGCCGTCCGTGATGGTGCCAAATGTATGGGTTGCCACATCTACGAAATAACCAATAGATGATCCATCCACCAGCACAATACTCGTCCCGTTATCGGTAAAGCTACAAGGACCATTCCCCGCAACACTAAGCTGCCCGAGGAGAGTCAACGCGAAGTTAGGATCAATATAGTAAACCGATTGTCCAATAACCGTAAATCCTCCAACTTCATCCGACTGCTGATAGAGAGCCCGAACCGGGGCTACCGGTCCCTGAGCCACCGGCACCAATCCCGGACGCTGGTAGTGGGTGAATGGGACCAAACTCCCTTCAGGATTCCGCTCTGGGTAGTAATTTACGCAACGCATACACTGCGCGATAGGAGACCGCGCAGTGTAGGAGCCAGCAAGCAGCGGCAATCGCATGGGGCATCAGGCCAAAATCGTCTGCTTCCAAACGCCCTTGGTAAAGCAGACATACTTATCAACGTTGAAATTGGCCTGGGAAACGCCGGTGGCGGCCGCCGCGGGAGTGTTGGATCCGACAGGTATAATCGTATCGAGGCCCTGCCCGTACACCTGAATGGCCTGGCCGGAAGCATCATATATCTGGAACGACAGTCCTGGCAGCGCCGGATACGGAGCCATTACTCCATCTCCTGCATTCGCCGTGTCCACCTCACTATTTCCAAAGGTAAGCAACAGCGCCCCCGCCTGCCCACCGGCAGCCAATCCAGCAGTCAGCGCCGTGGCCGAGGCAAACATAATGTCAAACATATTCCTGATTTCCCCCACATCCGGGAGTCGGAACCCCCGCGGATGCAGAGAGGGATACATAGCCTGCGCAGTTTGCGGCTGAAAGTCCATAGCAGATCTCCGTTGTTAGAACGTAGAGTCAGAGAAGATGTTGTAGATCCCTCCACGCACCAGGTTCGGGTCCACAACCAGACTCGCAATGGCTGTATTCCCTGCACCTATCGTCTTCAGCCCCGCCTTGGCCCTCGCCGGAAGGAGGTCCCCAGGTCCACTCCGTATCCCATACTTCGGCCTTAGCGCCATCGCCAAGTTTGTCATGATGGCTTCATAGTATACCCAAGGCAGCGGAACCAGAGTAGCGAGGTTGGGGAACAAGACGGGTAGGGCTTCTCGTAGGGTCACTCCAATCGCATACATCCCCACCTGCGGCCATGGATACACGTAGATCTGACCAAGGGGCCACGTCGGATCATAGAAAATGATACCGGGGAACGCCACGAGTCCTTTGAGGCGAATATTGTCATAATCCTCTCGAGAGTGGACCATTCGCAGGGGGTAGTCGATAGGTCCACTAATACTAGGCGTGAATTGTCGGAGGAACCCCCGTTTGATCTGCTGGGGGCGCTGCCAGTTATACGTCCCGAGGGGCGTCCCCGCCGAGTTGTCAATCCCAAAGGGCATCCCAGGGCTAAACCCCGGCGAGAACCCCGGCGAGAACCCACCACCACCCAGATTGATCTGCCCTCCCTGCCCATTCGCCACCATAGGCCCACCGATGGTGTAGGGAGTAGTCTGCCCAGTCGACGTGACCAGAAAAGTATTCAGATGATAAACCAGCCACCTCTTCTCTTGCCATTGCGCAAGCATCCACTGCAACCTAGCCCATGCATCATTAGTGTCTTCGGCAAGAGGTTGTTGCCCCACCCCTATAGCACCACACTCTTTCAGCGACTGCTTAATGAGGTCGCCGGCGGTGGTTTGATAGGGGATAAGTTCGCTCATGAGCTGGTCCCCAGACGACTCCTAGTTATTCCCTGATCTGGCCGGGGTCAGACGGGGGATCGACCAGGGAAACCTTAATCGGCGGGAGGGTAGGGGTTGGCGACTCAGCCTTTGACCCCGCCATAGCCCTCATCTCCTCCATCAACTTCGCCCTATCTGCTCCAGGAGCAACATCCATCACCCTCGCTGGCTTCTCCATACCAACCCCCCTCAAGCTCCGCTCCCTCTCAAGCAGCGCCTGCAACCTCGCAATCTCATCCTTCAGCGAGTCGATCGTGTTGGCTGGAGAGACGGGAGGAACGGGTTTGCCGGCTGCCTGCAAAGCCTTCGCCGGATGATCCAGCCAACCCTCCTCCCTATACCTCTCCTCTTCCTCGAACGTATACACTATCACATTCTTGATCTCACGGAGTTCGGGAGTCTCCACCTCTCCCGTCTTCCCGTTCACAATCTTCGGCTGGATCACCTTCTCCTCACCCTTCGGGTGGTAGAGCATCTTGGGATACTTCACTGGTCCCTTGTATAGAGGAACCTTCGTGTCCGGGTCCTGCGCATTCACATTCGCCGGGTTCCGCGCGAAAACTCCCGCGTGCTCCATCGCGTGATATTTGCCGTAGATTCGTCCGAGGGTAGTCATCTCAGCCTCACTTCTTTTTGGGTTTCACTTTCTCAGGAAGTTTCTTCACGGAGCCCTTCTTCAGATTCTCCGTGAAGTCCTTCCCTACCGACTTCGGCACGCCCTTGACCTTCCCGGCCGCAGCCGCATACATCAGTCGGCTCTGAGCCTTCGACACCGGAGGCATGGCTACGGTCCCGCCGGCTTAATAACTGGAGCTGCTGCTGGCCCTGGTTTCGGGGGCGCCGGTGTGGCAGGCGCAGGAGCCGGAGCCCCTCCCTGCGTCGTTTGCCAACCCTCTCCCGTCGCCTTGCTCAGTTCCTCCTCCGACTCCACCACCTTCGGCTCCGAGCCGCCCTTATACACCATCTTCGGGAAAGCCGCCGGTTCCGCCGTCTTGATCTCCGAGGTCAACCCCAGATGAATCCCCATCTTACCAAGCTCATCCAGGCCCGCCTGAACAGCACCCAGCGCCCCCGTCGCTTGGGCATTCCCCTGATGATCCCCCCTCGCCAGGAAACGCTCCGTGATGGCTTGAAAGAGACCAGCAAGCCCACCTTCAAGGGCCTTCGCCAAATCTGCTTTGCTAAGCATTCTTTCCTCCTACACTGCATCCGCGACCACAACCGCCCATTCGGGCCTGATCCACAGGAACCCATAGAGGGTATCCAACCTGGTAATCAGGGTATCATCCTGAATCCAGTACGCCGTCACCATCCTCATGCTAACGCCGTCGAACGAGGCCCTATCCGCCTCATGCACGCCACCCGGCAATTCCAAATCAGCCATCGCCAGAGTGACTGCCTCAGGCGCAAAAGCAAAGTTCTTCCGGTAGACAGCACTAGCAGCGAGGTTCGCCACCGGGTTGACCGCTGCGCCATCTGCTGGGCTCGCCGTGACTGTCTGGAAGGGGACATTGGTCGGCCCAGCAGTCGGTGGCACGATCGCCGGGTAGATCGGGATCACAGTCGCGCCTGAGGCAACGGTCGCCGTCACCACGAACTGCATAAGTTCGCCGGTGCTCTGCTTGGTAATCCTGTTAACCTTGAAGACACCTGCAATAGTGATAATATCCCCGACGTTCAACCCAGCAGCTAGCGCGTGCACGGTGAGGTTCAACCCGGTCTGGTTCGCCCCGTTGACAGTCGCGGAGCCCTGCGCCAGTGCCCCATTCGTATGCACGATGGCCGTCTGGTCCTGCATCCAGATAAATCCCAGCGCATCATACATCCGCCCCGTGATGTACTGCTCACTGATCTCGCTCTGCGGGTTGAGGAGTCCCGAAAGGGCCGACACGACCCTCGCTTCGGTCCTCGGGCTGTTGAGCACCTTCCAGTTCCCGACCGGCGCCGAATTCAAATGCAGCGTTGCACCGGCGTTGAGATACGTCCCCTGGTTCGGCGTGATGATGTTGTTGCTGGCATCCTGGTTCGCAACAAAGTTACAAATGCCACCTTCACTCCCTCCCATGATATCCACAGCAACCTGCCCCGCGAGGTTATTCACCATCGGAGCGAGGATGCGTCGGGAGTAATCATCGAGGGAGAGCGCTCGATCGGCGGACGAGTAGGCCACGTCCACGTGGGCCTGCGTAGCGAGCGTGAGGGTGATCGATTGCTCCGCGGTGTTCTGCACCGACAGTGCCGGACCCTTGTTGACGATGAAGTCGTTGGGGAGACGGATCTTCAGCGTGGAACCGATTTTCGCGCCGACCACGGCGAACGAATCATCGTACTGCATATCAACATTCTGGAGGAATGCGTTGCTGTTCTTCCAGAGTCTAACCGCCTCGCGGGTGATGAGCGAGATGGTGAGAAGAGTATTCGTGACCATTTCCGAGCCTCTTGTTGGTTCCGCAGGTCCTCCAAACCTGCCAGGTTCATGAGTTGCCCAAGCTCGTTAAAGGCTCGCAGAAGCCATCACGGAGGCTTCGAACCCGAGGGACTTGTCGAAGGGCTCCCTACACCCCGACATCAGTCATTAGGAGGACTGAGACTCGGCAGGTTTTTACGGGGAACCAGAAACCCCTAGTGGCTAGGCCACAACTCCTATACGTTCAAGTAGGCTCGGTAGGTTCGTTGTATCAAAGTTCTCCAACGCGATGCCGATCGTTCCCCCCGTCGCGCTATTCCGCAATACCGCCAAGCTTCTCCTCCCATCAGGAGTCGGCCCCTTACGGACCTCCACTCCCTGCGGGAGTACCCACGGGCAATCTTTCCAAGGGACGAAGCGGCGATCATAGAAGTCCATGCACTTCGCTCCCACTCGTTATCCGAATGAGAAAGTCATTGCTATTCTTCCAGAGCTGAATGGATTTCCTGGTAATCTCCTGGAGGGTGGGATAGATTATATCTAGTCTCGTGATGAGGTAATCCTTCGGCGCGGAGATCTTCATCAACGGCGCGACCTTAATAATTGCCGGCGCTGCCAATAGCCCCCCAAAGAATCCCCTCCTGCTCAACATCATCGAATCCTCACCCCCGCCTTCTTCTGCTCCTCAATCTCCGCGGTCCTTCTCCCCATCCAGGTCTTGATATCCAGACTGGCCCCCCTCTCCGGATCACTTGCTGCGATCGTGGTATGCGGCGGACCCTTGGCCCCGATCGGAGTGATGGGCTTCGGGGCGCGACTCACCTCAGCCGGCGGCTCCTTATTCACAATCTTAGCCAACTCGGCAGCCTGTTTGATCGACGGCAGGGCCATAATACGGTGCGCCTCCTGAAGGTCGCCGGCCAACGTGTAGAGAACCCTCGGGGCGTGGATCTCCCCCGCCTCCAATATCGCCCCGATGAAGTTCACATATTCCTTCGTCGCTACCGGCATACCATTCTGCGCGATAGTTGCCCCGGTGTCAATCTTCCGCAGATCCTTCGCTTTCTGATCAAAGTCCTCATACGCCGAGCGGCCTGCTTCCGCAAGCACATTGCACCTCCGCAGGAAATCCATTTCCGCCGCTCGATCCGCAACCATCCGATCCACATCCGTCGGGCTCGGCCCGGTGTTCCTCCCCGCAGCCAGCTCCCCCACTTTGGTATTCGCCGCGTCCAGCTCCCGTTTCTTCTCACTCAGCTGCGCCGTCAGCTTAGCAATCCGATCATCCTTCCAGTCGGTGGCAGGAGGAGGAGGTGGTGCAGGTGGGGCCGGAGGTGCAGCAGGTGGAGAGGGTAGAGGTGCCACCACAGGAGGCGGGAGCGGAGTCGTCGGAATTGCGGGTTCGTCAGCCATCTTAAATCATCCATCTGGGTTTCTTGCGCATCCGTTGCAGTTGCGCATCAAGTGTCAATGCCAAGTGTATTTCATCTTTGATGTGGCTGTCAAGTGGGCCGGAAAGCATTTGCGCAAGCGTGGCCCGAGCCGCCTCCAGATGTAGTGGGGCATTCAACCTCACAAACTCCGCTTCGCGTTGTTTTGGAGTCATGGAGGGGGTCCGCCTGCACATCTCCTTATACACCTTATTGCTCGACCCCATCAGGTTCTCATAGGTCGCACCTGCGAGGGCCTTCGCCGTTTCCCAAATCAGCTTGTGCGCTGCCTTCACACTAGGTTTGGGTCGGTCATCCGGGAGAAGGTGTTTAAGTTTGTACTTGCTGCTGGCCATTGAACCTCCTCATCACTCCATATGGATTACCCTTCGCGATCGCGTAGGCGGTGTCGCGATCAAGGGGTGCCTCAAAATCTACGTCCTTTGTGGCCCGTTCCACAGCCTTCGTATTTCGAGGAGTATATCCCTCACTCTGCACCCTAGCAAATAAATCCTCTCCCAAAGCCTTGCGATACCTCGAGGCTCTAGCCGCTCCAACCATCTCATGGTCCCCATCTCCATGCGCGTCTAACATCTTAGATATGTGTTGCACATAAGGCGCTTTCTCTGGGTCCATTCCATCCAGATGATCGGCGGCACCCCTAAGCATCGCCTGTTTGGAATGTGGGTAGGGCTTGGTATAGAGGTCCTCCGGCACATCCACCGGCTTCGTGTGCTCGGTGTGCCGAAGGTGTGCATCCACTATGTGCTCATAGGTCTCCCAGTCCCCACCATCTCCCTCCACCGCCTTCTTCTCTGCCGGCGTGGCCCTGCCATAATGCGCTGTCAAATACGCCTCGTGTTCGCTCATCCCACTGTGGATGAGTTGCTCCATGTAGGGTTTCTCGTGGGACTCGTGGATTGCCAGGTATTTGTGAATGCTTAGCTGCTGTCCATCTCTCCCCACAAACTTGGGGTCAAACTCCGGAATGGAGGAGTCGATGTACACGTGGTGCCCATGATCTGCCATCCCTGCCCCATACGGCACCTGCTTGGAGTTGTCTACATACGGGATTGTGGACTGGTGCCAGTTCGCCGGCAACCCCTCGTAGGGCTCCGTCGGCTCCTTGGCTCCCTTCCCCTTCCCTCCTACTTCAGGTGTGGTGGGTGGCGACGCTGGTGCCACCGTCCCACTCGGAGCGGGCGCTATTCTCCATGCTGGAGAGTCTGAATGAGGACGAGCAGCCGGTTGCTGCCTTCGTATATACTCCTCCGCAGCACTCTCTTCTTCCGGACTCACCTCTGTAATCGCGTTCCGCCCCTTCCATCTCTCTAACTGATCCTTCGGTATAAATCTCCCGTAGGAACTAATAAATCCCGGCTCCTGCGGACTCTTCGTATTAGCATAAGAATCAACCCACCTATTCATCTCCGCTTCACTAGACCTAACCGTCGGCTTGCCTGTCTTT